ATCAGTACAAAGCTGATTGTTATGCGGTTTGTTGCGTATCACAAGTGGTATATCCGGCACGATGCTCAAAAGTGAGTTGTCAAAAAAATCGGTGTAAAAACGCACCGATTTTTTTATATCTGTTGAAAATGAGAAGCGTTTTAAATAACCGTTTCAGACTGTTTTAATTGTATTTTAAAAGCCGTTAAAGCGCATTACAAAGCGTTTTAACGGCTTTTATTCTGCCTTAGTGCAGATTTAAATAATTTCCATTTATTGAAAATGTTAGCAAGAAACTCAAGAAACAAAATACCGAGAGTCAGAAAACAAGTTTCTTGAGCTTTTTGTCTAACCTAAAATCTAAAGAAAAAGTTAATATTGTCATATTTCTAATCCATATTCTTTTGCTTTTTCTCTGAGCTTCAAATATCCTTTTGAATTGCTGTTTTTCATTCGTGAGTAAGCACTCAGCTTTTTAGGTGCTTCATTCGGCAAAAGCTTCTGAAGCTGTTCATATTCTATGCGATATTGACGCTCTTTAAGTATTTTATCCCGGGGAGCTTCAAATACAGCAATTTGCTCCGGTGTTCGGTCATCTATAAACGGTCGATTGCTTACTTCGATTACATCTCCGTTAATATAAGTAGGTTCAGAAATTCCTTCAATAAAGGGATAAGACATAAGTCCGCAATTGTACGGGCAAGCATTGGATAAAAGCCAATCCGGATACTTAGGAAAACGCTTATCGTTTCCCGATATACTGTAAATTCTTCCTTGATACTTTGCGCATTCTTCGCAAGGACTACCGTGAACGGACACTTCAATAAGATCTGTTCCGTATTTCGAAGCAAAATCCAACATTTTTTTAAGAGCTTCATTGTGTAGCTTTATTGCTTCGTTAATTCTTTCATCAGTTGTCATAACGAACCTATAACCTTTCCCTTGCACACGCAAGTATCATCTGCGCTGATCCTGATATCCTTATGCTTATTATTAAGTGAAATCAGTCGATCTTTGCCTCGTTGCTTGATATATCCTTCTCCATTCACAATAAATATTCCTACATCACCTACATTAACGTCCGCATCGGCATCAACAAGCACAATATCTCCGTCAAAGTAATCAGGCTCCATCGAATCTCCGTGGACACGAAGAGCAAAAGAAGCCCGCCCGGTAAGATTTGTTGCTGGTACCTTTATATAAGAAGTTGTATCTTCGTGAAGATACTCGCCAGCTCCTGCGGATACCGGGAGTGCCGGGAACGGCAGGGATATGTATTGCGGTTCTTGTTTTTCTTCTGTTTCAGTCCGTTTTAATGATTGTTTTAAGGGTGTTTGAACATTATTCTTTTTCTTTGCCACTTCAAGCTCAGCAAGGACGGCGGCTCTCTCTCTGATCTGAGCTTTTTTTATGTCATTTACCGCTCTGTAGTTAGTTAATAATTCTTCTTCATCCAAAGAAATAGCATTGCTGTTAGCTTCTTCTCCAGTAAGCAGAAGCATCGGAGAAACACTCAGATATTCACAAATTGGGATAATATATCTTGCAGGTGGATCTGTTTTCCGAATCTTCCAGTTTGTCATAGTGCTTGTACTTACACCAATATGTTTGCATAAATCAACTTGATTCACTTTCTTTTTGGATAAAAGGCTCAGAATGTTGTCAATTATGCACAAATCGTCCTCATCCTTTCTGTTTAAAACATCTATTTTCCCAAAATGTGAATATTTTTGTTGACAAGTTCACATTTTGGGATTATAATTTACTTGGGTAAACGAATAAGGCACACTTACCCATAGTTATTTTAACATACCGCCCGAGCGGTGTCAATCGAAAACAAGCGAAAGGAGTAAGAATGACCTATAACGATAATATAAAGCGTTTACGTGAGCAACATGGTATGTCGCAAGCGGAAGTTGCAAATGCAATTGGCGTATCAAAAGCGGCTGTGTGTGGTTGGGAGCTTGGCAATAAAACATTATCAATCGCTAATCTCTGTTGCCTTGCAGATTTGTTTTTGGTCACTACAGACGAAATACTCGGAAGGAGATCTAAATGAGCATTAAGGATAAAAAGAGAATCCTTATGGATTACTACCGTAAGAACGGCGGACTGCCTAAAGGCAATCTTGATATAGATGCCGATACCGATACAGTCGGCAATGTTTTTGTCAATGACTCCTATGTCGGAGCGTTTGATTACTGCAAAGGTGAGTTTATCGCACTCGCCTGAGCCGCCCGCTTGAGCGTATCAAGCCCAGTTTGTAGGGGCGGTTACCATGGAACTGAGACATTGCAGGAGGTTACCCCGACACACCTGCAAATCAGCAGTACGATAACGGAACTCAACCGAAGAGGCGGAGACTGCATCGGTGACAGCTCGGAAAGACGAGCACATATGCAGACTGAGAGCTAACTGCTTGAAGTTTGCTACAGATCTTTTCTATATTTGTCGAAACGGAAAGCCGCAAGGTTTTCCGTCTACAGGAAATGACCGCCCTGTACTGATGATGGCAGGTCAGAAAGGATTATTCAAATGAAATGGGACGATAAAAGTCTTAGGAAGCTCAAAGAGTTATGCTACAAAGGCATTCCTAACAGAGCAATTGCATCACACTTCGGTGTTCCACTTTCGGAAATACATTCAGCTCGTAGCAGATATAATCTGACTATGGATAAGGTGGATTCTGGCTCATCACTTGTAAAATGCGACTGCTGTGGCTCGCTTTGCAGTAGTACCACCACTTACATTATGCCGGACGGTGTGGAGGCAGAGCTGTGCAACCACTGCGAAGCGGTTAATGATTTCCTTGCCGCTCATCAGTCGTCGGAGAACGAAGAATAAAAGCCGAAACGGGCAACAGCCCGTCTGCAGGGAATGACCGCCCTGTACTGATGATGGCAGGTCATGTTGCTTAGTGAACCATAGATATTGTGTAACTCCCTGACGGGAGCGACCGCAATATCTAATTGCAGGTCGGAAAGGAGGTTAATCAAGATGGGTGCAATGATAAGCACTGCAGAGCTTGCAACCATAAAGGGTTGCACAAAACAATATGTAAGACGGCTTGCCCAAACCGGTAAGTTGCCATTTACGGAAAAAGCCGATGCGGCAAATAACCGCAAAGAATATCTGTTTGACATTGATCAGATGGACGAAAAAATCCGTGAGCGATACTATAACTCCAAGCGCAAAGAACTTGAAATAGCACCGCCTAAAACGGTTGAAAAACAGCGTTCAAAGGCTGTTGCAAAGCCGTTTGAAGAGTACACGGAAAGCGAACGGCAGCAGGCGGCTGACTGGATCAAGATACTCAAGATCTGGGAGATGTACCGGAACAAGAGTAATCGCAAAAAAGCCGATACAGATCTGCTTTTTGTTGCTAAGATGCAGCTCGAACATCCCGAGATAGATATATCCACCGATATACTGTATCGCAAGTACGCCGCATTTAAAAACGGCGACATTGAAGGACTTATAGATAAGCGTGGCGGATGGAATAAAGGTCACACCGATATTCCGAAGCATATACTTGACGCTTTTTTGTATTTCTATCTTGATGAACGCAGATTGCCGGTTTCCCGCTGCTATCAGCTTATGATAGAGTGGGTCACAGAGTTTTATCCGCAGGATCTTGATAAGATACCTTCCGAGCGTAGTTTTCGCCGGCAAGCCGATAAGCTTCCTCAGGCAGTAATTGCGCTGATGAGATACGGTGAAAAGGCATTTACCGATAAATACATACCTTACATCGACCGACTGTATGACGATTTGCAGGCTAATGATGTATGGATCGCCGATAACCACACCTTTGATTTCATCACATACTGCGAAAATAACGCCCAGAAGACACATCGTATGTATCTTACAGCGTTTCTTGATGCAAAGTCGGGCGTTTTGGTCGGCTGGAACTTAACGGAGCAGCCTGACTCGCATAGCACCCTTTTGGCACTCCGTCACGCAATAAAGCGTTTCGGCGTTCCGAAATCGGTGTATTTTGATAACGGTTCTGAATTTTTGACGCACGATATAGGTGGCAGAGGTCACAGAACACGAAAGACATGGAATGCGGACGATATACCACCGACCATACTGCAATTGCTTGACATTACAATGCACAATGCAATTGTCAGAAACGCTAAGGCAAAGCCTATTGAGCGTACATTCGGCACCCTGAAAAATCACATCAGCCGAGTAATTGAAACTTTCTGCGGCGGCAGTATTATAGAACGCCCGGAAAGCCTTAAATACAAGCTGAAATACGGCATTGTTCCCGAAGACGATCAGATAAGAGCTGCGCTCGAAATCCTCATCGACGGTGACTTCAACGTCGATGAGTACGGCGGCAAAGAACGCAAATACAAGGGCATGACAAGAATTGAGGTCTGGAACGCTTCAATCAAGTACACCACCTTCCGAGAAGCAAAAGACGAAGATCTTTCGCTTCTGCTTGCCAGAACTACCCGGTATCAGAAAATCAAGCGCAACGGCGTATATATCGAGCTCGCAGGTGAAAAGCTCTGGTACTCGGCGGAAGATGCGTGGAAGTACCAAGGCGAAGAAGTCTATGTGCGCTATGATCCAGCAGAATATAAGACGGTGCGTGTCTATGACAAAGCAACAGACGCATATCGCTTCACATGGACTCTGCAAACTGATCTGAGTGTACCATATATTACTAATGATCCTAACGAGATAGCCGCAGGTGAAAAGACAATTCGTGCTGTTACTCACGCCGTTCACGACTACAAGAAGGGCTTGACAGCGTCAATCACTGAGGAACAGGCTATTGACTTCCTGACAGCTACTATCAACCGTGCCGAAAGAGGCAAAGAAAAATTCAAAATTGAAAAGCCGACAAAATTCAAACCGGTATTTTCTGATAAGTTCAAAGAGGACAACCCCGAGCTTGCCGATGTTGATGAAGTAATCATCGACATCGATAAGATAAACACTAACGCAATAAAGCGGAAAGGATGATTAAACCATGGAACAGACAAAGGAAGTTTCACTGCTTGCAAAATTTGACGAGTTTGCAGCAGAAATTGGCTCGGCGAACAAAGCCGCAAATCGCATCGGCATTCCGGCATCGACAATGTCAATGCTCAAAAAAGGCACATACAACGGAAATAAGGATGCTCAGTTTGCAAAACTCGCCGCATATTTTGACACCAAGACAGAGGGCGCAGAGAGCTACAGCGAAGTAGATTATGCACCGACAAGCATATCGGAAAAAATCTATCAGACAATCAAGACCTGCCAGATCAAAGGTGGTGTTGCTATCGCCACAGGCGACAGCGGTATCGGCAAAACAAAAGCTGTGCAGAAATATCACGCCGATAACCCGGTAAACAGTATCGTAATCACTGTGAATCCGTGCTTTAAATCAGCAAAAGCAGTGCTTAAACTGATTGCACTTGAACTGGGCGTTCCTATATCGCAGTCAACAGACGATCTGTGGCTTGCAATAGCGCAGAAGTTGCATGACGGTATGGTTATCATAATTGACGAAGGTCAGCTTCTGACGTTCCACGGAATAGAAACTATCCGTAGCTTTGCCGATTATTTTTCCGAAAGAGCTCAGACGCTCGGCGTTGCTTTTGTCGGCGACAATGGCATTGAAGAAAAATTCGAGGGTAAAACCCGGCGGAACTATCGTCAGATCAACAACCGTAAGTGGCTCTCGCCTAAATTTGTCACAACCGACATCAAGCGTGAGGACGTGGATATGATGTTTCCTCTTCTTGTGTCATCACACATGGAGCAGGAGCTGGAGTTCCTTCACAAGGTTGCTCAGAGCGAAGCCGGACTCAGAGGGGCAGTCAGACTGTTCTCGCAGGCATACGACAACGGATGCTATACCCTTAAAGGTCTTGCATCTATGGCAAAGTTTATGCGAATTGATGTACGCAGTGTTGTGAGGTGACAGTATGCACGGGAAGAAACCTTCAAGAGCACAGTATGACTATCTGAAACGAGCTCATATCAACCCTGACAACTGGCTGATTGCCAAAGATACACCGACAATAATGCTTCTTGTCTGCCGACATAACAGACAAACAAAGCTGATAAAAAAGGAATGGTACAATAAATGAGAAAATTTTTAAATAATGTTCTGATGCTTGCTGCTGCCTTCTTTGCCGGCACAGCGACCGTAAGCGTAATTGATTATGCAAACGCCGTTGCTGATCGTCCCGACGGATCAATCGGCGGCGAGATTCTTATAATCCCTCTTATGCTTGTAATTCTCTACATAGGATGGATTCTTGCAAAAATGTACTTCAGCATAATAGTAGCAGATAAGATTTACAACAATGCATACAAAAAAGGCTATAACAAAGGCAAATCAGAATAACCTCAGGGAGCAAAAGCTCCCGTGTAATGTCGCCGTGGACGGTCACAAGCCCGTGAAAAGACAGAGTGCACGAAAGGTGGTGAAAGAAATGAGCAATATGGAACAGATAGAAGTAATAGTTGCCGAAGCTATGAAATGCGGTATGTCATACGGCGAGTTCATCGCTAAAAATCCGCACTATGCAGCAAGATTATCGCAGATTGTGGCAATCAAGAAGAAAAGAGGTCAGAAGCAGCGTGAAATCAAATAATCTACATAAAATGCGTACACCCGAAAGTGAAAAGCGAGATACAGCACAGAAATGTTACTCTTGTGAGTACAAATATCTCGATAAAGACGGTACTCCAACCTGCAAAAACAAGCTTCGCCCGATTATCGGGTTCGGGTGCTACAGACGAAAAATCTATAAAAATCAGGGAGTATAAGCTCCCTGCTCTAATGCAGCTACTATATAATAGTAACGGTCGCAAGCCCGAGAAATGCAGAGCGGAGAAAATAAATACAGGAGGAAAATCTAATGTCAATGATTAAAAGCAAACGACTGACATCAAAGCGTGGAATAACGCTACCAAAGGATCTGTGTGAATATGTTGGTATGCAGCCGGGCGAAGCTGTAGATCTGATTGTTGATAATCAGACCGGAGAAATCCATATCCGCAAGCACGTTCCTGTTTGCCGATTTTGCGGCAACCGCACAGAGGCTGTAAATTACAATGGCATAGATATATGTCCGGAGTGTGCGGATGTTATGTCAAAGGCGGTGATAAAATGACAGTAACTAATGAAATAATTGCCGCAAAAGTAGCCGAAATAGCAAAGCTGACAAAAGAAAAAGCTGAACTTGAGCTTAAATTCAAGGAGCTTGAAGCGTTCTTTTTGAAGCTCGGCAGTGATAAGCTCCGTGACAGTAAAAGAAGAACCTGCAGTTTTGAGGATGATGACGGACATGATGTTACATACACCGAAGCCAGAACAGTAAAGATTATATCTCCTGCCGTTCTGAAGCGTCTGATGGGAGACGCTTTCGGCGATTTTGTCAAAGAAACAGTCGAGCCGAAGTACACATTTAAGAGCAAAGAGCTTGAGCGCACATTTGCAAGCGTTTATTCAGCCGACATCGCAGTCCCTGAACGCAAGCTGACGGTAGACGAGTTTTACGATCAGTTACCGTGCGACGATTCCGCAAAGAGCGCACTTCGCAAGAAACTCAAAGGCGCAAATTTCCTCACAGACTGTAAAAACCTAATTGCCATTGGAGGATTTTCGGAAGAGGACGCAGCGGATTACGCATATCTTTTCGCTGAATCGCTTGAATGGCAGCGTTTTATGACTGTTTTAGATACCATTGAAAGTAAGCGCACTGTAGAAGAGGTCATCAGAGCAATCAACAGTGCTATATCGGTATCTGATACTACGAAAATCACGGTGTAACATGGATATAAAGCAGAAACGCAGATACATCTACAGCCTTGGACGCAAGTGCGGACTTGTCGACGATGGGAATAAATCAGATGATCTGCACGGCTTTGTGTATCAGCTCACACTCAAAGAGTCCATATCGGAACTGAACGATGAGCAGGCGGACATAGTAATCAAACAATTGCAAGCTAACCTCCGGGCAATAACCCCGGAGGTCAAGGCATATATAAGCAACGCTCAGATAAGCAAGATTTTCGGGCTTATGTATGAGTTTGCAAAGCTGTCCCCATCAGCGGTCACCGTCAAAGAACGGCTATGCGGCATTATTAAAAAAGAGCTTGGTATTACCGTCAATCCGAAATGTGACATTTTCAAAGGCTTTTCAGAACGTCAGGGTGCGGAACTTATTGACACGATCAAACGATATGTTCGGGCGGAAAAGCGCAGAAAGGAGCGTACCGATGGCAAAATCAAAACTTGATTATCTGCAGATAAAGCATCTGACAGGAACGCAGGCGGAAATAGCTGAGGTAATCGGTATCGAAGCATACCGCAAGCTTGTCAGCTACTTTGGCGGTGAACGAATAGCTGTTGCAAAGCCGTCAACGCTTATAAGCTTTGCTGTCGCAAGGAATATAGCTGAAGAAAACGGTTATTCCGAAGAGGTCATGACGGCACTTGAGCTGTCCAAAAAAGAACAAGAAAAAATTATCGCCGGACTGAAATAGTCCGGCGATGCCGTTTATGCGCAAAGCTCATCGAGCGTTACTTTAAGTGCCTCAGCTAGTTTTTTAGCTGTGGAAACTTTGCAGTCGCCATTGCGCTCGATGTTTTCTATGGTTCTTACCGGCACACCGGACATCTGCGATAATGCCGGCACGGTAAGTTCCTTGCTTAGGCGAAGCTGTCTTAATTTCATGTTAATCCTTCTTTCTGTTCTTTAAAAGCCAGTATACGATTTTGGCTATGCCGAACAAGATGAGCAATGTGCCTAACGTGATAAAAATTTCTTTCATAGTAGTATTGACAATGTCTGCTTTGAATGATAGAATTTAAGTGGAGGGAGCTTTCGCTCCCGACACCTAAATCTCGGTTACTACTCGATTATTTTACCGATTATCAGAAGTAGCGTTCCGATGATTAAGTCCATTAAAGCCGTTATAAGTATTTCGCCGTACTTTAGCTTTGTGGGCTTTTTCTTTTTTCTTTGCTTTTTCTTTGACACTGTCTTTCCCTCCTTCCATAATACATTATACCACCTTAAAAGGTGGTTGTCAAGTGTTTCATAATAAAATTTAAAATTTTTATAAATTTATGGCTTAGTGTGATTACTGTAAAAGTAATTGCGCTAAGTCTTTTTGTTTTTCAGCGAAAATGTTAAAATAAAATTACATTAAATATAGTACATAAAAATTACGCATTATAAAGCCATTTGAAAGGATTTTATATAATGGAAATCGGAGCAATATTATCAACAGCTATTAACATAATAATCACAGCTGCAATCGGCATTATATCGTATTTCGTCAAACGTACAATAGACAGACAGGACAAATGCGTTACCAGATCTGAACTCGAAAGCCATATTGATATGATAAAGGAATGTAAGAGTGATATCAAAAGCCTGAACGACAGATATGCCACAAAGGCAGAAGTCGAAGAAATCAAGCACACTATAGACAAGATTGACAGTGCAATTGATGAACTTAAGGATACGGCAGTCAAAAATTCCGAGTTTATCCGTGTTATGACACGTCTGGAAACAAAGATAGATAATCTTGCCGATAGGAGGGGCATTTGATGAATATAAAAGATCAGCTCAGGAAAAACAAGTTTATAAAAAACAATGGGGCTGTGATCAGAGCAATCAATCTGCTCCGTACCGATTATGTCAATCTCGGAGATGTAACTGCCGCTCTTGAGCCACAGATCGCTGAGAATGAAGCACTTGACAGTCTTAATTATCTGCTTGAAGGTGGATATATACGGCTCGTGAAGATACGTTCCGAACAGGCTGTAGAGTGCATCGGCGACGATTATACACAGCTTGCAGGTAAGCTGACCGCTAAGGGCATACAGCTTGTTAACGGTGCTATCGAAGATCCTTGCATAGATCTGTAAGGAGGCGATACTATGAAAAAACGTAATCGTAAAAGAGGTAAAGTCGACAAGCTGCCGTGCGACATCAGGGAAACTGTTGATATGATGATAAATAACCCGTCAGAATATCGCTACAGTGACATTGTAGACTTCATCCGTGAAAACGGTTATGAGGTTTCAAAATCTTCGGTAGCACGTTATGCACAGGCTCTGAATGCTTCTTTGGAGCAAGTAATGCTCATTAGCAATAACTTCCGCCTTATAAACGAGGAGCTTGCCAAATATCCGGATCTTGATGTTTCCGAGGCTCTCGCCCGATTAACAAACCATAAAGTAATGGAAGCAATCCAGAACTTAAGCGATGACAGTCTAAAAGATGTTCCGCCCGAAAAGCTGATTGCTGCAGTGCCATCGCTGATAAAAGCGGCAACATATAAACGGGACACAGACGCTAAGAACCGCTCATCAATGGATGCGGCGTATGATGTTTTCAAGGAAGACATCTTCGCCGCTATGGCTAAGGATAATCCTCAGCTGTACTCACAGCTTGCCGCATATATCAGGGGTAAGCAGAAAGAGGGTGACGGCGAATGATATATGTAATATATGTACAGTCAGGCTCTGAAACGGCTGTTATGTACTCGATGCGTGAACTCGGTTATACAGCGTATGTGCCGAGAGAGTTGTACAAGTATCGCAAAAAGGGTGTATGGCACGAAGAAATCAAACCGCTTTTTGACGGTTACATATTCTTTCAGACCGATCGCCTGACAGCCGATGATTATTATGCCATTCGCAAGATACACGGTGTTGGCAATTTTGTCAGTAAAACAACGTGCCTGTCCTGTACCGAAGAAGAATATATCATCGGGTTATGTCGCAATCCCGATATACTCAAGGTCAGCAAAGGACACATAGAAAACGGCGTACTAAAGATAGACAGCGGTTATCTCAAACGCTATGAGCACAAAATCGTGAAATTTTCCCGAAGACAGCATAAAGCCGTTATAGAGATCACTCTTTACGGTGAGTCACACAGGATAACCTGTGCGGTCGATATAGACAAGTGCAGTAACTAAGGTGTTGGTCGATACGCTCCCCACCGGAACGGCTGTATACATACGCAAAGTAATCTGATTTTTTTCAAAATCGGAATGGCGAAGCATATCCCGATATAATCCCAACGGGATATTTACCGATAAAAGCGTTTTAATTGCCGTTTAAAACGTTTCAAAAATCAAAGTGGGATAATTTCACGTCAACATAATCAAACGCAGAATAAGGGCTTTTATAAGGCTCTTTTCTTTTTGCCCGAAAGGAGTGAGCAAACTGTGAGAAAAAGCAATCGCAAAAGGGCTATAAACAGCCTTGCAACCGATCTCGACAAATACAAAAAAGCTGATACCGAACAGCGAGTGAATGCCGTTCAAAGTCTGGTCGAATGCTATCTGAATACATCCGAAAGCAAGCGGCAAAAGGCTATTCAACAGATTATCGACCGTTCCGAAGGAGTCAGGCAGCTGATAGCCGACAACCCTGAGCTTGTTCGGGCAGATGTTGAACAGGCACTGATCCGTGCCGCTACCGGTTACACCGTTACGGAACGCAGGGAACGCATTGTCGGTGGCAGAAAAACCGTTGAAATAATCACTCGGGAAGTACCGCCGAATCAATCGGCAGTAGAATTTTTCCTTACAAATAAAGCCGGTGATGCCTACAGCAAAACTCCCGTTGCTATGTCAGATGACGGTGCAGGCAAGCTTGACGCTATACTGGAGGCTGTGAAAAATGTCAAATGATTTGATCTTCACAGCCAAACAGCAGGAACTGATGAGCTTGCTCAAACACAATAAGCTCCATCGACTTAACCTGCTTGAAGGCTCTGTCCGTAGCGGCAAGACATGGATATCGCTTATCCTTTGGGCATTCTGGATAGCAGAACGTCCGACAGATTATGCCTATCTGATGTCGGCAAAAACGTTACAGACATTAAAGCGTAACTGCTTGATGTTATTGCAGGAGCTTGTCGGAGAAGACAACTTCAAGTATTCGCTATCTACCAAAGAGGGTAAGCTGTTCGGAAGAAAGATACTCCTTGAAGGTGCTAATGATGCAAAGTCCGAGAATAAGATACGAGGCATGACACTTGGCGGAGCGTACTGCGATGAGCTGACGCTATTCCCTAAGGACTTTTTTTCGATGCTCCTGTCACGTTTGTCGGTCAAGGGCGCAAAGCTTATTGCTACAACAAACCCGGATGTTCCGACACACTGGCTGAAAAAAGAATATATAGACAATCCGAAAGTCGATATGCTAGTATTGCGATTTCTGATTGATGATAACACAACGCTTCCTGAAGAATACGTCCGTGAGATAAAAAAGGAATATACCGGCGTTTATTTTGAACGCTTTATCCGAGGTAACTGGGTAGCGGCGGAAGGTGTTATATATCCTCTGTTTGCTGATAATCCGTCAAGATATATCGTTGATACACTTCCTGAAGATATTATGTTTGTTACCATAGGCGGTGACTTCGGCGGCAACGGCTCAGCTCATACCCTTAACGCTACCGGATTCACTAAAGGCTTTCAGTCGATTGTAACGCTTGACGAATACTATCGCAAGGAAACAATATCACCTTATGAGCTTGAAAATGATTTCTGTAATTTCATTGAAGGTGTATGCCGGCGATGGAAATGCACTGAAATATATCTTGATTCAGCGGAGCAGATACTTATCAAAGGAGTGCGTCTCGCCGCTCAGAGGAGAAAGCTCCGTGTGAATATCCACAATGCACGGAAAGGTTCAATCAACAATCGTATATTGTTCTATAACCGTCTGATTGCGTCTGACAGATATAAAATCATGTCGCACTGCAAGCATACGATTGAAGCGTTCCAGACCGCTATCTGGAAGCCGAATGTGACGACCGAAATACGTCTTGATGACAGAAGCATAAATATTGATAGCCTTGACGCACAAGAATACAGCACCGAAGCCTATATGACTAATGTCTTCGATGCGGAAAGGAAAACGTGATGTCTATATATACTTATATAAAGCAGGCGTTCCCAAATGTGCCTATAGTCGATATATCCGACTATTACACACGGCACATCGAGCCTGCAAAACGGGTCTATCAGGGCAAACCGCCGTGGAGAACTGTTACAAACAGCGGAATAAAAAAGAAAAGCCGTCCCAGAGCTATGACGAATATGGCAAAGGTTATCTGCGATAAGCTCGCCACGATGACTTTTTCAGAACAGTGCGATATATCTGTTGATGACGAAAAGTACAACGATACGGTAAGTGAGGTTCTTGAAAATAACTGTTTCTGGGAGCGTTTTCCCGAATTTCTTTCCCGGTCATACGCACTCGGCGGCGGAGTTATAAAGGTGTATCTCGAGGATAATGTTATATGCCTGAACTACATCAACGCTGATCGTTTCTTTCCGACAAAATGGAATAACCGTCAGATCACAGAAGGTATTTTCTGCAACGACTATGTTCAGAACGGTTTCTACTACAAGCTGTTCGAGTATCATGCATTGCAGTCTGATGGAGTTCACATTTACCACGTCCTGCGGCGAAGCGATTCACGCAGTTATCTCGGTCAGGAAGTTCCCGTTTCGGAGCTGTTCCCGAAACTTGACTATGAAATGGTGTTCAAAGGCGTTCAAAAGCCGTTATTCTGCTATTTTAAACCTGCAGTCGGAAACAATATGGTTTTCGACTTGCCGCTCGGCTTGCCTGTCTTTGCAAATTCAATAGACACGCTACGGGAAATAGATGTAATATTCGACAGCCTTGAGCGAGAATTTATACTCGGCAAGAAGCGTATCATTATTCCTTCGGAATGTGTTAAGTCGACCTATGACAGCGACGGCAACGAAGTAAAATACTTTGACACCGATGACGAAGTGTATCAGGCATTCAACGCCGATGATGCGCCGAAGCTGAATATATCCGACAATACCCAGTCCCTCAGAGTAATCGAACACGTTGAAGCTCTGAAGCTTCAGCTGAATATACTCAGCACTCAGCTCGGATTTTCTCCGGGAACGCTGTCATTTGACAGTAATTCCGGCGTAAAAACGGCGACAGAAGTTGCCGCAGATGAAAAGGACACACTTCGCACCGTGCAGAATAATAAGAATATCATATCCGAGGTGCTTGAAAGTCTTGCAACGGCGATTATAGAAATAACACAGGCTTCGGAGGAAGTCAGCAAAGATTATACGGTTTCTGTCAATTGGCAGGATAACATTATCGGTGATGACAACACCCGTATAGATAACAATATCAAGCTTGTTCAGGCAGGGCTTAAATCAAAAATTCGTGCTATTATGGAAGCACAGAATATTGATGAAGCAGAAGCCGCAGAAGAACTGCAGCGTATTGCAAAGGAAAACGACATAGACGGCAGCATACTGGACGGTGACAACTATGAATAAGCTGACTTCTCTGCAGTTGTCGCAGGGAATAACCGACCTTATCGTCGGACTGGAAACCGATCTTATTGCAAACATAGCCGCCTATCTTGCTGCAGGGAAAATCGAAGAAGACACGGCAAAGTGGAAAATGAAGAAGCTCGCCGAGCTTGGCAAGCTGACAAAGCAGAACGCAAAAACGATAGCCGAATATGCAGGAAAAACGCCCGAGCTTCTGGAGCTTACGCTTCAGAGAGCGGCAAATTCCGCTATTCAGGAGCTTGCGCCGGGATTAAAACGTATGGTGCAGGAGGGACTTATTGATAGACGAGCCACGCCGTCAATGTCCGGCAATATGTTAAACAGCCTTAAAATGCTTCAAAAACAGGCAAAAAAAGACCTGAACCTGACAAATACAACGATGAAGTATAAGGCAAAGAACGCCGCTATGCAGGTAATCAACCGTACCGCCGAGCTTGCAAATAAGCAGGAATACATAGACAGTCTGAATAAGGCTACAGGAAAGGTCGTTACCGGAATTGAAGCACGTCAGAGTGCCATGCGGGAATGTATCGGCGAGATGACGCAGAAAGGTGTCCCGGCTTTTGTCGATAAAAACGGTCGGAACTGGTCGCCGGAAGCATACACTAATATGTGTATACGTTCAACTGTCGGAAGCGTTGCTAAAGAAACTCAGTTTTCCCTTATGGACGAATATGGACTTGATCTGGTCGAAGTCAGCAGCCACAGCGGCGCAAGACCGCTGTGTGCTAAAGATCAGGGTAAAATATTCAATCGCAATGGCGGCGGAGGCTATACCACTGACCTTGACGGCAAACGGATAAAATTCTATTCTTGGAGGTCAAGCTCATACGGCAAGCCTGCAGGGCTTCTTGGTATAAATTGCGGTCATCAGATCTATCCGTTTCTGCCCGGTATCAGCGTTCAGACCTACTTCCCGTATAATGAAAAGGAGAATGCCGAGCAGTACGAAAAAATCTGCAACCAACGTGCTCTTGAACGCAAGGTCAGAGCTTCCAAACGGGAATGTACCTCTCTTGACACTCTCGGAGATAAAGAGGGTTTTGACAAGGCGGCTTATAAGCTCAAGCAGCAGGAGCAGCAGCTTAAAAGCTACTGTGAGAAAAACGGACTTACATACAAGCCCGACAGGACGGCTACACCCGGATATGGACGCAGTCAAGCGGCTAAGACGACAGCAAGCTATAAGGCGGTGGTTAAGGCTGAGCAAGAGAAAATTAAGCAACTTGAGATTGACAAATTTGATAATACTGTTATAATAGATAAATATAAGAGTAGTAAAAAATTTAAGCTATCAGAAGAGATATCTCCAGATTTAGCAAAACAAAGTGGTGTTAAGATCATAAAATCAGAAACTATATCTGAAACTGTTAATGGAAAAGTTACAGACGCCGCTAATAAAGTCATAGAAGATATTAAAGGACTTAAAGGCAAAATATTAAGTTTTTCTTATGGTGATGCAGGTGAAGGGGCTTTAGCATCTTGTAACTTTAATGCCCTAACAGCTCAAAACAGTATTGTTTTAGATGAAGCTATATTCTCAAATTCAGATGCTCTTTCAAAAGCTCTTTCTAATGACTATGTTACAGGACTGAGTTATGAAACAGATAATATTGAAAGTCTAATTGCTCATGAAATAGGTCATGCCGCACATAATGTGTTAGCATTGAAGAAATGTGGATTTAAATATGGAGAGCCATTGACGATTCTACAAGCAGAGATATTTAAAGAGGAACGTGAAAAAATTATTGAGAAAGTTTATGAAATAGCTTTTTCAGATGAAACAGTTGACGAAATATTTGACGCTTGCCGTAAACAACTCGGTAAAATGGCTGAAAATCCCTCCGAGCTTATTTCACAAAGTTTTGGCAATTATTATTACGGAACGACAAAATCGCCAATAGCAACAAAAATTGTTAAGTACTTTAAAAAGGAGTTGAAATCAGATGAATAGCAAACGCTTTGATTACGCCAACGGTTGTTTTCAAGTATTCCCTGTATCTTTTGAAAGACGCTATAACGGCATTGGTACAATAATAAAAGAAAAAGAATACATTCTTTATTTCCCACCCGAAACACCAACTTCTTTAATTACAAGAGTGGCAAAGGACTATGCTGAATATTACGAAAATAAAAAATCTCAAGAAGAAAAAGGAATATTTATTGATTAAGCACCCTTTCGAGGGTGTTTTTCTTATGATAAAAAGGAGGTAAAGCATGGCATTAGTACCGGCGATTTTATACAAAGATGAAATCAAAAAGCAGATATTATATCACGCTTATGATGACGAGATGTTTTTGTATACAGGATCAAACGGATTCAGCACTCCGGAAATATCCGATGAGGGAGAAGGCATATATCAATATGCTATTGTAGATGACAAAAAGTTAATTGGGTACTTTTCTTACGCCCTTGATATGTATTCTTCTAATGCAAACTGTTTCAGTCTTTTTTCTTTTGATAAGGGAAATCCAATAATCGGAATAAGTGTTTTCAGAGAATTGGAAAAACTGATTAATTCATTTCATGTTCATCGTTTGGAGTGGAGAATGATCGAAGGAAACCCGGTAGAGCGGCATTATGATAGATTTTGTCAGAAGTACAGCGGGAAAAAGCATATACTTAAAGATGCTATTCGAGATAAACAGGGTGTATATCACGCTGATGTTATTTATGAAATTATAATTTGATATACGAAAATTTACAATTACGTTTAAAACAGCACTAAAACGGTGCTGTTTTTATATTACCCATTTTACAGAAAGGAAAATCATTATGGATGAAAAAATCACAACATCGGCGCCTGAGAATGCCGAAAGCACAGCTCAGGCGGAACAGGCAGCTGCCACAGCTCAGAACGGTGCACAGGACGGCACTGCCACGGAAGCTGTTACGCAGTCCGAATCGCAGGCTGAGCAGAAAGCCGAGACTTCCGGAAATTCTGAAACAGGAAAGGCTGACGGCGGAAAATCAGGCGGCGCAGAATCCCCCCGTGAAAGCGACAACTCTCAGGAGGAAAACAGCAAGCAGGAGATAGCCGAGCTTAAGGGCAAGGTTCACGCACTTTCTGTCGGCGTTGCTGCAGATTGCATTGAGGATGTGCTTGCGCTTGCAAAGGCAAAGGTTGGCGGAGATGTTACACTTGACAAGGCTATTGACAGTGTAATTGAAAAGTATCCCAACTTCAAGGGCGAAAAACCTCCCAAGGCAATAGTTACATCAGCTGTTGCGACAGTAAACGATGAACAGAAGACAGCCGACGAAGCAAGAATCAACAAGATAATGGGCATTAAGTAAGCCCGGAAAGGAAAATCACTATGGCAAATTCAATTACAAAATTCAAGGCGTATATCGACAAGCTCGATACAGTCTATCAGCAGGCTTCCGCCACATCTATTCTTGATGCTGATGCGGATACGGTGAGAATGGGCGCAAAAGCAGGAGAGTTTCTTATTCCTAAGATGAGCATGGACGGTCTTGCAGATTACTCTCGTTCAAGCGGTTATGTCAAGGGCGATGTCACGATCACCTATGAAACCAAATCGTGCAACTATGACAGAGGTCGCAAGTTCTCCGTTGACGCTATGGACAACGAAGAAACGGCTGGTATTGCGTTCGGCAAGCTTGCAAGCGAGTTCATAAGAACAAAAGTCGTTCCCGAAATGGATGCTTTCCGCTTTGCAAAATATGCAAGTGCTACAGGCATTCTCTCTGCCGCAGAAGCTACTCCTACCGCCGGTACAGCTGTCCTGACGGCTCTTCAGACCGCTGTTAATGCGCAGGACGAGGCGGAGGTAAACGTTGACGGAAAGATACTCTTTATTACGCCTACACTGCTTACGCTTGCGAAAAACGTTGACACAACAAAGAGCAAGGCTATCCTTGACCGTTTTGAAAAGATCATCACTGTTCCGCAGACAAGATTCTATACGGCGATCGATATGAAGGATGGCACTTCAAGCAACGAGACCGCAGGCGGATATGCAGGCGCAACGGGCGGCTACAAGATAAACTTTATGATCATCAACCGTGATTCTGTTATCCAGTTCGGCAAGCACACAGTAAACAAGGTCGTTGCTCCCGAAGAGAACCAGACAGATGACGGTTATATGTTCTTCTACCGTGCTTACAGCATTGCTGAAACATACGAAAACAAGGTAAAGGGTATCTACCTTAACCGTGATACAACGGCGCTGACCTAAGGAGGTTTACATGACGAGAGTAGGATTTACAGCCGAAGATATTTCGGATAATACAGTTCAGCAGGAACAGAAAACAACTTCGGCAAACAAAAAGCAGTCTAAGCAGTCAAAGAAGCCGGCGGAGGTATCCGATGCAGCAGATAGTTACACCTGACTACTACAAAGACGTTTTCTGCGGCGAGTTTGACGGTGACGAAAAGGAGCTGTCTAAGCTCCTTGAGGTTGCATACATTATTATATATAACGAAACCTGCGGCAGAATAGCTCAGTTCGACAGTCTGGATAAAAAGGTTCAGACGGCTGTTAAAGATGCTATCTGTTGGCAGGTTGATTATATATCAGCAAACGGCGGTCTTTCATTCGTGCATGACGGCAGCTTCAGCAATATTTCACTCGGCAGTTTCAGCTATTCGGCAGGCGGAAACAGTAGCGTATCGGATGGAAAACTACCGATGTGCAATGTGTCATACGGCTTGCTTTTATCGACCGGGCTTATGTATAAAGGTCTTGATGCGTTATGATGAAACCTATACCACGCAGTCTTTTGATACACACTGCCGCTGTTGTTGCCGAAAAGACCGACAGATGGGGCGAAATCTACGAAACGTCTACGGAAACATTGAAATATGTCCGTATAGAACCAACAGAGAGTTATACCAGCGATAAGCAGAATAATCAGGTAAAGGTTGATGCAGTCATGTATTACGATTGCCGTAATTCCTCTCCGTCAAATTTCAAATTTGTGCCGGGCGCAAAGGTGATTTTTGAAAAAACGGAATACAGGATTGCAAGCATAAAGCGGTATGACACAAACGCTCCGCACCATTATGAGATAGGGTTATCGTTATGAATGTGAAAATAAACATTAACAGTGCGGCTGTAAAAGCTAAGTTCATGGAAAAAGCTCATGACGCTTTGGAACTTATGAAAACTCAAGTGCTGAAAGACTGCAATTACTACGCTCCGAAAGACCAAAGCATTCTGATTAACAGCAGTTTGATTCATTCCGAAGTGATAGATAACTCGCTTCATTTAAGGTGGGAGACTCCTTATGCTCGTTATCAATACTATGGTATTTCTAATAGCGGCAAGCCCTTAGTTTATTCTCATGACAGAAATCCTAACGCCTGCAAAATGTGGGCGCATAAAGCGGAATCGGTTAAAGGGGAACAGTGGCGAAGACAACTGCAGAAACTTTTAACAGGAAGTGATAAATAATGTCACCTCAGAAAAAAGCAATCGAGCTTATTCTCAATTTTATAGAAGATAAGCTCGGATATACAATCGAAACAGCAGGCTTGCCGGTCGGCGGAGGACTTTCCGCCGAAGCGCAAGCGGCAAAGTATAACGGTACTACACTTGACAGACAGCGGCAGGACAGAACCTTGCCGTTGCTTATTTTATCCAAGAACAAGATACAGGGTGTAGCTATGGAACAGCTATTTAATATTGGCAATCTTATCTCGAAAGCGACCAAACTGCCGCAAGATGACAGCGTTCAATTGTTAAGTGCATCGGTTTCAACCGATGCCGCTCCTGTCGGTAAGGTCGGTGACTTTTGGATATATTCTATGATTGTTGATATAAGGATAGCATTTTAGGAGGTACTAATATGGCAGCAAATGAACAGGTAATACCTACTGTCGGCAAAGCCGAGCTGAACAGCGAAATAAAGGTAGAGATCAATACTACTCCTACAGGAGAATCGGCTACATATTCGGATATGCGCAAGGCATTCAAGTCGGTAACAACTGCAATAAACGAGGTCGTATACAGTGCAACTTATCTTGCAGACGGCGGATTTGCAAGCTCTGCGGTAGTCGGCGCAGCACCTACGGTAGTGCTTGCGGGTGATTTTATAAAAGACGATCCCGTCTGCGCTTTTCTTGACGAGATTCAGTATGAAATCGGCTCTAAGCGAGTAACAGACATCAAAATAACCCGTAATGGCAAGGAACTTACCTGTCCCGTTACGGTTACCGCAGCCGGTATAGGCGGAGGCGAATCTACAGCACCGAATACCATAAGCTGTACAATTGCGTTTAACGGCAAGCCTACTATAAAGGCTGCGTCCGTTTCAAGCAGCTGAGAATAGTTGAGAAATACAGTCAGTGTGCCGACAGGCACACTGCTGAATTTTTGTCAGGAGGATAACAATGGCATACAAAATCACACGAACACAGAAAATTACGGAGACCCTTGAACTCACAGACAGCAACGGTTCCGTTATTGATATTATTGATATAGACATAGACGCAGACGCTGTCTGCACGGCGTTCAGGAAAAAGCAGACCGAAGTCATAGACGCAGAAAGACGCCTTAAAGAAATTCGGAAAAACGGTGTTGAAACAGATCTTGAATGTGCTTATGAAGCGTATGGTAACGCTGTAATCGCAATATTCGAGCTGATATTCGGCGAAGACGGTACAAAAAAGTTGCTTGAATTTTTCGAGGACAATTACATTGAAATGGGTATACAGGTAGTGCCGTTTATCAATGCTGTTATTGTACCGAAAATAAATGAAACGCTTCGTAATCGTAAGGCTCAGATCAGAGCGTTACATAAGTACCGCTAATGAGTACTTATTCATTGTCGCAGCCTTGCCCCTGCAGTATAGAAGTCGGGGGCATTTGTTATACGTTAAATTTGAGTTTTGACCGTGTTTTATCGGCATTTGAACTGCTGAGCAGTGATGAGCTGGAAGGCATCGATTCATTTGATGTTATCTTCGATTGGTTTGTAATTGCTCCGAAAGTCAAAAACCTTTCGGCAAGAGTCGATGTGGTTAATGAAATTTTCGATAAACTTATCAATTTTGATAAAAATACCTCTGACACGGAAGCAGAAACGATAAGCTTCGATCAGGATGCACCTTATATTTATGCCGCATTTAGGCAAGCCTACGGCATCGACTTATTCAAAGAACAAGGAAAGCTACAGTGGTGGGAATTTGTTTCCCTTCTCGGAGCTTTGCCGTCCGATACACGGATGTGCGATATTATCGACATACGCACACGCCCTGTCCCTGCACCTAACGGTAAAAATCAGGAACAGATATCGGCACTGTTAAAACTCAAAGCACAGTATGCGATTAAAAATCCCGTAAACAAACAATCGGCTCAGGACGGTTGGGAACGGTTATGGGGTATTCTCGAAAAACAGGCAGAAGAGAGGTGAGATTATGCCGGAAAGCGACGGAAGAGTAGAATTTGAAGTCCGTGCGGACTTGAGCAAAATCGACAGTGATATGGTGGAAGCTGAAAAAGTCATAGATAAAGCTTCATCAGACGCAAAGAAAAAGATTGATGAACTCGGTAAAGCTGTAGAAAACAGCAATAAAGCGGTAACTGACAGTGCAGAAAAGGTCGCTGATGCAAATAAATCTGTATCAGATTCAGTTGAAACAGTTGCCGATTCAAGCAAAGAGGCGGCAGCAGCAACAGAGAAGGTGTCAGATTCAAATAAAAACGCTTCTGCGTCGGCAGATAAACTCTCAAAGGCAAATAAGGGCGTTTCTGAAAGCACACAAAAAGCACAAAAGACTAACAAAACTTATTCCGAAGAGCTTGATGATGTAAATAAATTACTTGAAAAAAGTAAAAAGAATAGCACACTCCTTGCTCAAAAAAAAGAGCTGTTAACAACCGCAATTAAGAAAACCTCTGATAAACTGTCCGATTTAAAAGATAAGCAGGAAAAGGTCAACGCAGAATATAAAGCCGGTAAATTGCCCGTTGAAGAATATCGTGAGTATCAGCGTGAAATAATTGCTACAACACAGCAATTAAAAGATTATGAAAAAGAACTGAAAAATATCGGTAAGTCAGACAGCAACATAGGCACTAAAATCGGTTCCGGTTTGAAATCTGCCGGTAAAAGTGTCGGCGTTGCAATCGGTGCAGGTCTTGCCGCCGCAGGAGCCGCTGTCGTTGCCACCACCGGCAAGGCTATTTCCTCAGCAAACGAGCTTGATAAAGCAAATAAGCAGCTAACCGCATCACTCAGTCTTACGGCGGAAGAAGCCGAAAAATACGGTGACATCATCAAGAAAGTTTACGGCGATAATTATGGCGAAAGCTTTGATGATATATCCAACACGCTCGCTCTCATCAAGCAGCAGATGAAAGACGTCACAGACGATGAGCTTCAAAAGGTTATTGAAAGCACATATCTTTTATCAGATACATACGATATAGACGTTTCTGAGGGTATCCGTGGAGCAAATGCTCTAATGAAGCAGTTTGGCATTACAGCTGAAGAAGCGTATAATCTCCTTGCTCAGGGTGCAGAAAAGGGCTTAAATCAGAACGGTGACATAGCCGATCAGCTTGCCGAGTACAGCACTTACTATGCTGATATGGGCTTTACTGCCGAAGAAGCCATGTCTATGATGGCAGAAGGCGCAAAAAACGGTGCGTTTCAAGTTGATTTTCTGAATGATGCTTTTAAAGAGTTTTCTATCAGAGCAAAGGATGGCAGTCAGACTACAGCTGACGGTATGGCTTTACTCGGTCTTGATGCAACAAAGCTCGGCGAAGAATTTGCCGCAGGGGGTGACCGTGCGTATCAAGCATTCAAGCTTGTCAATGAAAAGCTTGCCGAATGTAAAAGTGATGTAGATCGCAACGCCGCAGGTGTTGCTTTGTACGGAACAAAGTGGGAAGACCTCGGAGAAGATGCCGTTCTCGCTATGGCACACATGGGGAACAGCATTGACAAAACCCGTGATAAGCTCGGTGAGATGGAATCAGTTAAATACAACAGCTTATCCGATATGTGCAACGGACTTTCCCGTACAATTGAACTGCTTCTGATTCCGCTCGGCGAACAGATTATTCCCGTACTTAAGGATATTATTGAGCTTATCGAACCGATTATTTCGGAGCTTCTGCCACAGATAATTGAGCAGGTTAAGCCGATACTTGACAGCGTTTCCGAGCTTATTCCGCCGCTCATTGAGTTGATCACCGGAATACTGCCACAGTTTATGGAATTGCTTAAGCCTATACTCGAAAGCGTTACACGCATTATTCAGAAGCTTGTTCCTACATTGATTAAGCTTTTTGATAAGCTGTTACCGCCGATAATCAAGATTGTAGACACCTTGCTTCCGCCGCTTATTGAAGTGATCGAAGCATTACTGCCGATACTTGATGTTGTAATCGAACTGCTTACTCCGATTCTGGAACTGGTGGATGAGCTTGCCGAACCGCTCGGTACTGTTATCTCAGCAGTCGGGAAGTTGCTATCAGCTGTTATCGGTCTTATTGATGGCGCATTATCGCCTATTATGCCTGTAATATCATCGCTTGCAGATGTGCTGTTACAGATACTCGGTCCGGCTCTTGATATTGTTGCGGGGCTTGTTAATTCACTTGCAGATGTTTTTTCCGGCGTTACAAATTTCTTATCTGGTGATATTATGGGCGGCTTTGAATATTTCGGAAATGGTCTTGTAAATCTGTTTGATGGCGTATTAAGCACAATTGATTCGATCTTCGGCAGCAATCTCTCAAATTGGTACAACGAAGTCAAGGAGGCTTGTCAAAAAATCGGCGAGGAAATGTATGCCGCTACACATCAGGAAGAGATCAGAGCGAATGAGCTGAGCACGAAATATACCGATTTGCATGGTGATATGAATAAATTCATAGTTCAGGAATTACGAAGCGGTAAATCAGCCGATGAGGCATTATCAAATGCCAAAAACAAATTCCTTGATACAGCGGAAAAGAAAGAATATTTCGATTCACAATTAAAGGATTATGTCAATGAGGATAAGGTTAAAGAGTGGTATAACAACGTCAGAAATAATAACGGACTTTATTCTCAGGGTTATTCAGACGATGAAGACCATTCTTCCGTTTATAGCCAAAACATTGCCGAAGAAGAGGAGCGTAAAGGAAAAGCAGCTTTAGGATATACCGGTGCCGGAACAAATTATTCATATAGCAGTGCAGGGAAAACAACATACAAAGCTCCGACATACACCTATACTCCGTCTACATATAAAGCATCAGATTATGTTTATGTACCGGAAGAAAAGGAAGAAAAGGAAACGTCAAGCTCGTCAAGCACTAAGAAAAAAAGTTCTTCAAGCACAAAGTCTAAAAGCTCTTTAAGCTCATCATCAAAGAAAACTAGTTCGAGCAGTTCAAGCAGCGGTATGCAAAATATCAATATTACGTCTTACATACCGACAGTTTGGGATAATGTTGATACCGCAAACGCAAAGCTCGCCGCAGGCATAGGTGCAAGCAAAGTCGGCAACAGCAAATCAGGTAAGCTCATAAGCGGATTATCAGCTGCTTCTAAGATGTCCGCTTCAGCAGAAAAAGCAGATGCAACACTTAATGATGTAGTGTCGGAACTGAAAAAGCTGAAAACCGCACAGGAAAAGATACAATATACACTTGATGTAACGCTTAAAACGAATGAGTATACATTAGCAAAAGCTACTGTTAAAGGCATTAAGAAGATACAGAAGCAAACAGGAAAATCACCATTATAGGAGGCATAGGTATGACAGTGAAAATCAATAATACAGACATTTCCGAGTACGGCACAAATTGCGACTTACGTTATTCATGCCGTGGCGAGAGTACTTCATACAGCTTGAACGGAACGGCTTATACGGACAGATTCGGAGATTTTAAGAGCTCCGGTTATATCTCTTTTGGCATTATTCCGGTGGCAAAATGGAACTCTGTTTTTAACATATTAAAAAGCAGTAGTTTCACGCTTGAGGTAAACGGTGATTCGTATACTGTTCATGTAAAAGGTGACATTTCTGCTCCATACGCTTATACCGATGCAACACTCGGCGAGTGCTATAAAGACGCAACCGTGGAGGTGGAAGAGATATGATTTCTGTATCGTCAAGCTATAAAACCAACGCTACTAAGCCGGTACGAAATATAAATGCAAAAATTTCAATCGGATCTGTAGATTACGGAATAGAAGATATAGTATCTTTAGATATTTCTCGTTCCACGTCTGATGGCGGTATAAGTGTCGGAGACACATCAGCGGCTCGGCTGACAGCAACTATACGTGCCGACCTCCTACCGACAATGGATGCGTTCAAAGTGACCGTTTTCATTGGCTTTACTGCTGTGACACAAATCGGAACCTTTTATATAACGGATTTAGCTCAGGAAAAGGGATATGTAAATATTGAAGCGTATGACAGATTTTATTTCCTTGATAAGCCGTGTAGCTTTAACGGCAGTGCTGACGGGAAGATCGAATCTTTATCTTTTCCTGCAACTCATCAGGAAATGCTCAAATATATCAGTAAAATTAACGGCTTTTCCCTGAGCGTAACCTGTGAAGCTTTTGCAAAAGTAAAAACGAAACCGATTTATAATAGCGAGGCAACAAATCCGACAAATAAATATTACACATACCGTGAAATAATCGGCTTTATTGCCGCCTGCAACGGTTGTAGTGCTCAATTTGATGCGAACGATAAACTGATATTTACACGTCCTTCAAACAGCGTTGAAACAATTGAAGAAGGTGCTTGCGAAAGCTTATCAGTCGCTCAGGACAGCGGATTTACTGTAAAAGGCATACGCTTTACAATCGGCACCGATACAGCGTTCTATATTGATGCAAACGGTACTACTTATGACGAGACTCTGCCGGGAGTGCTTGAAGCAGTTAATCCTCTTGCAACAGTAGAGATTATGGAATATGTCTGGAATAAGCTCGGAGGCTATCATTACTATGCTGCCGATATATCAAGACGAGGCAGAGGGTGGCTGTTGCCGGATGATGTAATATCCATACAGAGTAATGGTGCAACTAAAAAAGCTACCATAACAGCTATAACTTACTCACTCAGTAAAGACAGCGGCTTTTCAGAACACATTACATCTACAGCTGAAAGCACTGAACAGTCATCAAATAGGTACAGTGCCGCAGGGGATCATACATCTAATGTAGGTGCCGGAAAATACAACAGCACTACTATTATAAATGATCCTGTTATAATTTCCGAAAGGACAAAAGAATATCTGAAATACGATTACAGCATAATCGGATACAGCGTAGACGATAAAATAACGTATGGCTTAGATGGTGGAGATACAGATATTATTGTTCAAGGTTTCAAAGCAACATATAATAATGATGGTTTAGGGGCTATTTGTGGTGATTTTACTGTTTTTAACGGAATTTACGGATCAGATAAAATATATGCACAGTCGTTTGTAAAATTTAGCTTTTATTTAGATATAACGAGAGTCATCCAATATTCCGAGTACACGGAATATTGGATAAATTTGATGTCCGAATACACGACTGTTGATGGAGACACAGTAAAAAAAATCGAAACAAGTGTACGAGCACGACACGGTAACTTTTCAAAAGCATTAAAGTGGAGTGAAATCTATCCGCCATCTACTGAGTTTCCATGCGGACGTGCCAGAGTTATACTTGGAATTAATTTTCACAACAATTTGTCTGTTTCTCCAGAAGAGTATATGTGGAGATCTTCTCAAGCGGTGGATGTTTCTTTTTCATCAGTTGATGAATATAATTCGGCAGTTCAATTAACACGATCTCCATTGGAAAAGAAAGATGTAACGCAAATAGTATCAAAAGTGATTGAAGCGAACGGAACAGCGGATTTTCCCGAGCTGGGAGACACAGATGTTCTCTATATCGACAGCAGCAACAATTCTGCATATAAATGGTCGTCAAAAATCAGTGCTTATTATTGCGTAGGCAGAGATTATTTTTCGATAAAGCAGATTCAGTCTGTAGCTGAGCCAAATTCATCGGAGGCGGAAATACTTGAAGCCCAGTTACTTCAGGATATGCGTTCACCGGCTGAGTGGACTCTTCATTCTTCATTTGTACCCCCAAAAGGATATATGTGTATAACCGACTTTGAAAGCGGTCAGCACGGCATTAAAATAGGCGATGGTAATACTCCATGGTCAGAGCTGTTATATGTCAACCTTTACGATATTGACCTGTCGGAATATCTGAAAACCGGTGACATATCGGACTGGGCGAAAGCCGACAGTAAGCCCACTTACACGGCTGAAGAAATCGGAGCGGTGACACCTTATGAGCTTGACAGCAAGGATTATCTCAAAGCCACAGAGATAACCGGACAGACAGTAAACCTTGATGATATCAAATTGAACGAATCATCAGATAAAAGTAAAAGTAAGCGGTATTTTTGCGCATCAGTATCTGCGCAGAATATTGAGAACCGTCCGATATCCGCCAATGAACCGTTTGAATTGTCGGTCGACAATATCCGAAATATCAACACAGGGGCTTTTAATACCATGCAACGCTATACTTCCGTAGCACGAAAACGGACTTATACAAGATGGTGCAATGACGGGGCGTGGTCAGCATGGAAATGTGATACAGATGTCGTTGTATATGGCAGCGTCACTGAAGACAATCCGAAAACCTTCGCATACACAACATACGGCGAGGGGTTCAGCGTAGTCGAAATCGAAGCATACTATGATAATGCACTAAATCCTGTGCGTAATCGTAAAGTGTTTGCACTGTCACCTACGGCGAGTATAGAACGTGTGATGTTGACTATCAGCAACGGCTCATCAGAGAGCGTAACGTTAGACAACGGATCTGTTACGATGTCAATGACAGGAACAACTGCGTTATCATTTATGATACGATACACAAACAGCAGATGAAAGGAGCTTATATGCAGATATTTGAAGATGACACTTTTGTATTGGGCGGCATAGAAACTGAGGGTGAAACACTCGAAGGTGCAATTGTAGTGCCCGACAACAGCAAAGAAGCACAAAAAATCCTTGCACAGCAGGGCATGGAAAAGGTAGCCGAATAGGCGGAAAGGACAAAACTATGAATAAAATTGACTGGAAACGCAAATTAACAAGCCGTAAATGGTGGTTATCATTAACCGGTTTTATAACCGGTTTGATAATTGCTTTTGGCGGATCGGACGAAACAGCGGCTACCGTATCGGGTTGTTTGATGTCGGGAGCTGCAGTACTTGCCTATACTATCGGCGAGGGTCTTGCAGACAGTAATAACAAGGAGGGTAACACAGATGAGAATTAAAGGATTTGATATCAATTGTGCTCAGGAAAATATCGATTTTGATAAAATTGAGAAATCCGGTGCAAAATTTGTAATAATTCGTGCAGGTATACGCACCGATGAAGATACATATTTTCGGCGTTATCTCAATGAATGTACTAATCGAAAAATACCTTACGGTTTGTTTTGGTATTTCGAAGCAACTTCGGACGAAGCGTTTGACAAAGAACTTGCCGCTTGTGTGAAGGTTGTAAAGGGATTAAAACCTGAATATCCCGTTTTTTTCGACATGGAGGAACAGCGTCAGATCGACAATCTCACAAACAAAGAAAGAACCGATATGGCACTGAAATTCTGCAAGAAAATGACCGAAATCGGGCTACCTTCGGGTGTATACGCAAACCCTTCATGGATGCAGAATTACTATGACAGAGAACGTTTGACTGACATAGATATATGGCTTGCACACTGGACGGAAAGTCCGGATATTCCGAGCAAATTTGACTATAATCAGAAAATATGGCAGTGGGGAACGGAGATTGTCGATGACAGAAAAGTCGACAGCAACATCTGCTTTGTGGACTACCCTACAATTACAGCAAAATGGTACAAAGAACACACTACATCAAATAATACCGTAAATAAAGAAGATAAAGCCGAAAATAAAATATCGAGTTTTAAACCCGGAGATAAGGTTAAGGTTAAATCGGGTGCGGTTTTCTCAAACGGTGTAAAACCTATATCAGCTGTTTATACGACTGAATTTGTTATTCAGCGATTATCGAAAGACGGTACAGAAGCCTGCATCGGAATAGCAGGACAGGATACCGGATGGATGTTCTGCAAAGATCTTATGCTTTCATCGAAAAAAGCCGTTTCCGAAAGCAACACAGCTTCTGATTCTTCGAGTATAAATGTCGGAGATATCGTTCGAATAAAGAGCGGAAGCAAAACCTATGACGGTTCAAGCGTTGATGACTGGGTTTATTTCAAACGTTTTTATGTTTCAAGCGTAAACGGTAAACGTGTAGTACTTAACAAATCTCCGGATAGCACAGTGCTTGCAATAAATACAGCATTTAATATTAAAGATCTTAAAAAAGTTTAACATTACATCGGTGGGGCGAAAGTGCCCCACCATTATTTTTTTATAGGAGGCTTATGATGATAAATAGTCCGATTCCACGCATAGGCGGAAAACGTCTTTTGCGCACTAAAATATGTGATTCGTTCCCAAGCGGTGAACGATTCAATCGTTATATTGAAGTATTCGGCGGTGGCGGTTGGGTACTTTTTTCTAAAGAAAAGCAGGCGGATTTAGAGATTTACAACGATGCAGACGGCAATCTCGTTAATTTAATGCGTTGTATTAAATATCATTGCTCAGAGCTTCAGCGTGAAATAGACGGTTTTTATAACAGTAGGGAAATTTTTTATGATGTATCTCAACAGTTGAACTGTCGAGGCTTTACCGATATACAAAGAGCGGCACGCTATTTTATAAAAATGCGCTTATCCTTTGGTGCCGATGGCAGATCTTTCGGATGCAGTAAAAAGCCACTCTACCGTTCAAAAGATTATCTATCGGTTATTTCAGACCGTTTAAAAAACGTTTTAATAGAGAACAAAGACTTTGAGAATTTAATTAAGGTTTATGACCGACCGAGTTCCTTTTTCTATCTTGACCCACCATATCACACAACAGAAAAATACTATGATATTGAATTTACGGAAGATGATCATAAACGTCTTGCGTCACAGCTTTCGCAAATTCAAGGAAAATTTCTGCTTTCTTATAATGATGATATGTTTATTCGTGATCTCTATAAGGATTACACTATTATTTCACTTTCTCGGAATAACAATATATCTTCAGGCAGTTTTAAGGAACTGTTGATAAGAAACTACTGA